CTGCCACGATGAGATAGCATGGGGAGTGGAAGGCTACCATGATTGCGGGGCTATTTTGTTCACTGTCGGAACAGGTAGTGTGTCACTTCAGGTTGATATATCCGAGACATAAAATGCACGAGATCACAAGACAGCGGTTGGTTGAGATGAAAGCCAGGAGAGAAAAAACGACGTTCAAGGTCAGTCGTTCCTCATCTGGATCAGAAACCGCTCGTCGTTTCAATAAGCTGCTCAACAAGAGCAAAGTGGGGACGTTTTTGGCTGTCGACATCAAGTGGTTGACTGGTATCAAAGGTGGGGAGGGTTGTGGTTGTAAAAATTTAGCTGACGAGATGAACAGAAAAGGTCCTGATTGGTGCGAGAAAAACATCAAATACATTCAGGATAAAATGGTAAAAAATCGGAATGCGTTGGCAAAAGTGACTGGTGTTCCTGAATCAATACTGGGTACAAAGCCGGGGTTGGTCGCGTTGAAAGCTGGGGCATACATACTCGTCACAAACGCGATTCGAAAGGATCGCATTCGTCACGCAAAACAAGAAGAAGAACTGAAAAGCAGTTGACAGCAGATCCAAGATCAGAACAGAAACAGAGACAATGCTTGCGTTCACGGATTCGGACTACCAAGAAACGGATTTCTCAAGGCTCTTAATCAACACACCGGGGGCATTTCTTGTGTGTGGCGGTCCATCTGCCAACAATATGGATCTGAAATCTCTGAACAACAGAGGCATCTTTTCACTAGCAGTCAACAATGTAGCAGGGCACTCGGAATTCAAACCGAGTGCCTTTGTTTGTTCTGACCCTCCGGAGAAATTCCACCTGGGGATATGGAAAGATCCATCCATTATGAAGTTCGTGCCCCATCCCAAGCTGAGAAAAGGAAGATCAGTGCTTGTGGAGAGACGTGGGGCTGGAGACTTCCGTAAGATCAAGCTCTCAGCTCGTGACTGCCCCAATACGTGGAGTTTCTTACGCCGGGCATGGTTTACCCCAGACGATTCGTTCTTCACAGAGGGAGCATCCTGGGGCAATCTGGATGCAGGTGTGAAAAGGACAGGTCTACCAAAAACTGCTTGTACGATGCTGCTGGGTATTCGTTTATTGTACGAGTTCGGCGTTCGGAAGATTTACCTTCTAGGTGTCGATTTTGATATGACTCCTGGCTATTCGTTTCCACAGCACAGGGATGATGGATCCATCAAATCGAATAACAATCAGTTTCGAATCGTCAATGAGTGGTTGACGAAGATGGAAACAGACGGGGTATTCGATCGAGCGGGGCTTCAGATCTTTAATTGTAATTTATCGTCCAAGTTGGAAGCGTTCACGAAGATCGGGTTCGGTTCAGCCATGGCAGATATTCTTTGTGACTTTCCAGCCGAACCTTTTGATTTAGAAGGCTGGTACGAAAAGCAGGCAGTACAATGAAAGCAGGACTTGAAACAGAACCTTCAGAACAGGACGACGAATGAGCAACTATCAATGGGAAGATAAATGTTGGGGCAGAACGAAGCAGTTGTGGATCACTGCCGGTCCTCCGATGACAAAGCACATTTTGGAAATGAAAGCAAATACGTTTTGTTCCTTTCATTATCACAGAAACCGAGCTAATGTTTTTCATGTACTGAGTGGTCACGTTCGGCTCATACTCTTGAATGGTTTGACACTCAGTCCTGTGGATCTGAAAGAGAACCTGGTGTTCATAGTTCCGGCACGGGTGTGCCATCAGTTTCAGGTAGTCGAAGACAGTACGATGGTCGAAGACTACTTCTGCGAATCAGGAGCCGTCCCCAATCCAGACGACATAGAACGGCTTTGGCCGGGAGGTGTGACCTCAGAGAAGTTGATGTCGATCAGTCCTCGTCTTTTGCTGCCCAATGGACAGTTGTGGGTGCCTTCAGCTCCAGGAGCTTTATTGGAGTTGCCAAATGCAGTTTGATATCGTGCTTGGCGTCGATCTGGAACACATGCCCCATCTTAGGCGGGTGTGGCCGAATTGGCAGCAGTACAAGCCTTCACTGTTCGAGCATCAAATCATAATCTTCTACGACAGCTCAGTCGATCCGGAGACATTGCGAGTGGTCGTTGGGCCAGATCCAAAGCTGGTCTCATGGAGACCGATGGCTCATTACTCTGACGATGGTACGAAGTGGACCAAGCCCCAGAGGCAAAAGATGCTGGCCGGGTTTGTGTACACAGCGGCACTGAACGTGAAGTCTCCTTACTGGTTGAAGTTAGATCTGGATGTGATCGCCTCTGGTGTAGATGACTGGATCGATCCGGATTGGTTCGAAGGTGATCCAGCCATCATATCACATCCATGGGGGTACACAAAGCCAGCTGATCAGATGATGGAATTGGATCGTTGGCTGATTGACAGTCGCAAAAGCATGTATCCTGAGTTCATGGAAAAGTGCAGCTGCCTCAACCTTGCTCCCATTCCGGGGCACGGGATGTTATCCCACAAGCGAATCATTTCCTGGTGTGGGTTTTTCCAATCGGAGTTTACTCGGATCTGTTCGATGGCGGCTTCTGTTTCTTGTGGGCATGGGAAGCTCCCAGTTCCATCACAGGACGGGTATATGTGGTGGATGGCACAAAGCCAAGGGCTTCCAATCCATCGAGTAGGAATGAAGCGGAGAGGCTGGATCCATCGATCCTCACTGAAGAATATGGACGCAGAACTGGAGAAATTGAATGTGGATGGAGCTTCTGGTTAAGTTGCTGCTACGAGTGATGCAGTCCCTTTTCGTTATCTGCATCGGCTGGTCAGTATTGGAAATTTACGAATGTGCTTATTACGCAAAGAAGGAACGACAGAGCGATGACTAAGCGAGTTTTTTATCTGATGTCAGGTTCGGCTCATTGTCCGTATTTGGTGACCAGCCTGCACAGTCTTCGGAACACGGCTCATTTCACTGGAGAGGTCGAGGTGTACGCTTGGCCGGATTCGATCGAGTTAGTGTCTCGGATCGCGGAAGATCTGGAGTTGGGAATTCGTGTCATTGAGCGAGAGCCTGAGTATCGCGGCAAGAATTCGCAGTTCCTTGACAAGATTCGATTGGCTCAGTCCATGGAAGATGGTGTGAATCTGTATCTGGATGCGGACACGATGCCGGTGCAGGAGTTAGATGTGTTATTCGCTGAGGCAGAGAACAGCTTCGTTGCTACACAGTTTGGAAACTGGGTGTCCAATGAAGGCATGCCGCGAAAGAGAGTCAATCGGCTTACTGAGTATTTTGAATCCGATTGGTTGGATGCGGCTTTGATGCACCCTTTCCCAAGCCCGAACGGAGGGGTGTTTGCATTTACTGAGCAAGCGGGGGATTTGTTGGCTTACTGGGAACAGTGGACGAATCGAGTCAAGAAGAACATTTTCATTGCTGATGAGGCTTGCTTGCATGTGATGGTTGCTGCTTTCCTCGGCAAGGGTCTCTGGTGCTCTCCAGGCTGCTGGAACTCTTCCCCGAAGCACAAAGTATGTTCTGATGAAGAAGTGAAGATCTGGCACTTCCATGGGGACTCAAACGTACGCAGGAAAGACGGCAAGTTCAAAAGTCAGAAGGGGTACGATGTGTGGTGGCCGGTTTTTCAGGAGTGCTTGGATCAGAATGTGGGTGGAGTTGCTGAGTGGTGTAAGTCAGCTGGAAATTCTGACATAAATTATCTTTTAGGAGGAAAGCAATGAAATACCGACGACTCGCAAAAAATGAGATCATCGTGTACGGGGATGAAGTTGATCGGTGTTCAGATGCTTGGACTTATGTTCCGGTATGGGAACCTGTGCATGATGATGACATAGGAAAACTTGCTCCAGATCCACAGTATCCTTCCCATCGACAGTACCGGCGGGCGATCGCAGCTGGTGTTCGGAACTACACAGATCGTCGCAAACTGGCTCTGGAGGAAGAGCATCGGGTAGCGTTCGAGCCGCTTGAAAATCAGGTGTCCATTGGGATCCAGGATCGTAGCAATTTCAGCTTCACTCGCAATTGGTTTCGGCAAAGAAACCAGAGCACATGGAGCACGTTCTTCCCAGGTAGGTTCAAGTCGACTGAGCCGCACAAGATGCTTCAGATTGGAGTCTTTGAGGGCCAAGATCTCGTGTGGTGTTTGCAGAACATTTTAAGCCATCCGAGAAGTAGAGTGATCACGATCGATCCATGGGAGTCTACTCGGAAAATTGACACAGAGCACATGGATGCTGTGATGCAAAGGGCTCGTGTGAATTTGGCTCAGTTTGGAAATCAAGTTGATGTCAATCGTGGATATTCTCAGCAGTTCCTCAAATCAAAGCATCCAGCACTGATCAAAAAGACCTTTGATCTGGCGATCATCGATGGTGATCATACAGCAGATGCAGTGTACCAGGATGCGATCTTGACGCTGCCTCTGATGAAGAAGGGCAGCTGGATGGTGTTCGATGATGTTCGAAATCGAGTTCGGAAAAAAGATCATGTACAGCAGGGGCTCGATCGTTTCATTCGATTGAATCCCGGAGCTACTCAATTGGCTTGGCGGCACCGATACTGTGATTGTCTGGAGGTTCTGTGATGGCTGAGCAGCACCAATTCGATTGCCATGAGGATTATGTCAAAGCTCAGACGAAGTTGACTTCATTCAAAATAAATAGAAAGAAGACCACTCGCTGCTTCTGCGTTGATGCTGTTGTTGCTGTCATTGAAGAGCATTTTGATCCTCGATTGACAGACCCTAGAGGGCTGTTTGGTTTATGCCATGGGGTTCGGACGGGACAAGAGCTTGACATGTTCGAAAATGCGTTCGGAGGTGGTTGGGTAGGCACTGAGATTTTTCCTGAAATCTGCGACGGCAAACGGATTTTGAATCAGTCTTTTGATGAGTTGCCTGCTTCGTGGTGCGGAGCTTTCGATATTGTGTACTCGAATTCATTCGATCACTCCCGATACCCAAGAGGCACGGCATCGACATGGGTGGAAGCATTAGCCCCTGGCGGTCGACTGTTCGTCGAATGGACGGAGTGGCATGAAAAGCTCGGTAGCAGAGGAAACAGAGCTGATTGCTACGCGGCTTCTTTGGATGAATACATTGAAGTGTTCAATCGAGCGGGGGAAGTTGAAACAGTCCTAGATGCCTTTGAGCAGTGTGAAAGAAAGATCGTGGTGGTAAAATGCAAGCAGAACTGATCAGACTCATTCAAAAGCACTGCGGCCCTCATCCAACCATGGGGGCTGAGATTGGCGTCTGCAAAGGGGAGACTTCAGTTCAGTTGCTGTTGGCTTTCCCACAGACTCATCTGGTGTTTGTTGATCCTTGGATTGAATGGCCAGCAGGATCGACATACCACGACGCTCACAAACGAACGGGCCGGTGGGATCAGAATGCTTGGAAAAACGTAGAGCAAGCAGCTCGGGCCAGGATCGATTCCTACGCTTTACCAGAGCGGTATGAAATCCAAAAAGAGCTGTCCACAGTGGCGGCTGAAAGGTACGCAGACGACGCTTTCGATTTCGTTTTCATTGATGCCAATCATACGGAAGAGTCTGTATCTGCAGACATCAAGGCTTGGTTGCCAAAGACAAAAAAGCTTCTGTGCGGGCACGACTACGGCAGATCTTACAAAGGAGTCAAGCGAGCTGTAGACAACTGGTTTGATGAATGCGTAGAGGCTCCAGGGGCTCGTCTCTGGGCTGTGGATCTTGAGAGGTGGAGGCTATGATTCGCTACGAAAGGTTTTCGTTTGCGGCGGCTCCACGGACTGCGTCAACGTGGTTCATTCAAGCTTGTGATGCTGCTGGGTTCGTCTCCAAAGAAGGCAATGTCTTTTCCAAGCATGCCCCAGATACAGATCCAGGCATTTACAAGGTGTCGATGGTACGCAGGCCGGTCGATTGGCTCCAGTCCATCTACTATTCACTCAGTGGGGGTTTGATTGGAGAGTTGCAATTTGATGCCATCAGCATGTTCGCTCGCAATGCGATCAACGTAGAAGACTTTTTTGAAAAGTACCTACAATCAGAGCACAGGGTTGCAGATGCTTTCAATGTGTATCAGCCGAATTCTGTGGTACGGGTGGAAGATCTACCATGGGCTGCTGTCGAGCTGTTCGAGAGTTTCGGGGCATCAGAAGAAGAAGGCAAAGCGGTGGCTGAGTTGCCCAAGGTCAATTCTACCAAGTTGGCTGGATTCCCAGAAAACAAGTTCCCGCCATTGGATCGTAAATTGAGAAGGCGAGTGTTTGAGAAAGAGCGAGATTTCTGTGAACGGTGCGAGTATTTCTAATGACAGATGATGAGCTGCCCCTCTCGTGGGATGACAAGGGTTACGCCAACAAGAAGTGCCAGCTGATCGATGCTCAGATGGAAATGCACATCGATCCGTTTGAGCCTTGTCAGTTCCCACCGGGTTCTCCCCAAAAAGTGGCAGCAATGGCGGCACGGTTCTCAGTCGGGATGTCGTTGTGGAATTTTGGAGACGCAGATCATTCCAGTATTTTGAGGATCGTGGTCGATGAAGAGCATTGAAATCGTATCGCACTGTTGGGCTGGAGAGCTCAAGATCTATGCTCAGCTGTTGCGGCTGCAGATCAGTTCTTTGATCCTCAGAAGCAAGCACGAGTGCCAGGTGACGCTGTCAGTGGTGTATTCTCCTGGGGATGAGCACACTACGAAAGTGGTGGACTGGGCAGAGAAGGCTTTGAGTTTCAGAGACGTAGTGCTGAATCGGATACCAGTACCTCGCAAGTTGCTATTCCAGAGAGCGGCGGGCCGGAATATCGCGGCACTCAGAACAGAAGCTGATGTGGTGTTTTTTACTGATTGTGATTATCTATTCACTGGTACGTCACTAGATGACGCTCTAACGGCCTGCCTGACAAGTCCGACAGCTATTACGTTTCCAACAGAAGTCAACGCCAGTCGGACACACAGCCACGGAGACAGCACGATACTGACAGCGGACATGAGCCCATCCATGTTGTGTGATATCAATCTGGATGACTTTGCTATGACTCGATATGGCAAAGCGATCGGGGGTATCCAGATCGTGGCGGGCGATCGTTGTCGATCTCTTGGATACCTTCCCAATTCGAAGTGGACTCGACCACTAGCTGACATCAGCCGGGGCTTTTTGCCTTGTCGTTGTGATGTTCGCTTCCGTAAATCAGTTGGTGAAAAAAATGAAGCTGACATAAATGGAGTATGCAGAGTAAGGCATTCGCAAAGAGGGAGGGATTGTTCCCGATGATCACACAAGACACAGTGGAAAAATTATTAAGGTACAATGCAGTTACAGGTGAGTTCCATTGGAAGAAGAGTTCAGGATCGAAGTCTGCTGGATCGGTTGCTTCTCATGTTGGAAAGTTGGGGTATGTTCAAATTAGAATAGATGGGGTTCTGTACTATGCTCATCGGTTGGCTTGGCTGGTGTCTCATGGGTGCTTTCCAACAGCACAAATTGATCACATCAATCACAACAGATCTGATAACCGATTGTGCAATCTGAGAGAAGTGTCCCATGCGGAGAATCAACGCAATAAGGGGATGAATTCTCGAAATAAATCAGGGGTTACTGGGGTATTTTGGGATTTTGTAAATAATAAATGGAAAGCACAGATTAAATTTGAAGGCAAAGTAGTGAATCTGGGAAGGTTTTCCGCCAAAACCGATGCTATCGCTGCTCGCACTGCCGCTGAAGCAAAAGCAAACTACCACCCCAATCATGGAATTGGGGAGCGGGGTCGAGATTGCTGAAGGGTTATTTTCCGTAATCTTTCAGATATTTCCCCTTTGGCTGCTCTTCTCCCTCAAAAATGTCGTACAATACTTGTGTGACGTGACTTTTGAGGTTTCTTAGAGAGGAGATGTGCCGTGCGTGTTCCAACTGTAATTCACCTGAATCGATTCCGTGAGTTGATCATGGAAGACATCGGGGTGGAAGTTCCAGACGTGCTGACGTTCAAAGTGAACGATCTGGTGGAGTTGATGAACGTACCACTCAACCGCCGGTTCTTTGGTCCCTTGAGTCCTCTGGTAGAGAATGCCATTGTGAACATCCAGTACGGGCTAGCATTGGGGACCGAAGCGATTATTGTAAAGTACAGCTATCTGATTGATTTTGCTGATAAGCATGGGGATGACGAGCGTGTAGTGACCAAGATTGTTTACCCTGGCGGGGAGGTACAAGTAGCATGACGTGTATTTGCAGTTCATTTAATGTGCAGTTGGAAGGAGATGTGAAATTTTACGATCCGGATGACAAATGCTTGCGGCGGGATGACGGAACCAAATATCGATTCTATTGGCTCGGCTGTCCAGCTCATAAAGGTCGTTCTTTCAGAAAGACCCCTTCATTGGTTGTGGGGTTGAAGATAGCCAACGAACTAGAAAGGTAAGCTGATGGAGTGCCCACACTGCAACAAGCAATCAGTTTTTGAGGCTGTGGAGATGATGAAGTTCAGACCTACCATTGAGAACTGGAATCTGGACAATCCACTGCATCAGCTGCCTGCTGCTTTGTACACTTGCGTCGAGTGTGATGGGACAGTCAAGATCGATCTCAAGTGTCATTATTTGCAAGCCATCGAAACTCCGTTGATCTTCGACGACACAGCGAAGCAGATTCTTGCAGCGGCCAGGAAAGATCGATCGAAGCCAGTCCCCAGAAGCATCATCGTGGCTCTGCGTCAGCGGAATTTCAAGAGAGTGCCTGACGATATGACCGGCTTGGATGTGGTTCGTTTGATTCTGGGCCAGACATGATTCCCCTTTATTTTCACAATCTTTGTGATTTCAAGGGGATTAGAGTGGTCTTTTCCCCTTCGAATGCCGTATAATAAAGATGTGACGTGAGTGGTGTTCTTGAGAGGAGAAAAGTGAGATGGGCAAACTGATTTATTCTGGATGCATCGGCAATGGAAAGCTGAAAGAACTGGAAGTGATTCAGCTGAAGAGCGGTCGAGTTCGAATGATGCTGGCGGCTGGTGGCTGCTATGGTCAGATCTTTGAAGGGTCGATTGAAGAAGCCCGAGCGGAGTACAAACGACTGAAAAAGGAGAACTGAGATGAGTGACAATACTGTTGAACCTAGAACCTATTTCATTCCAATTTGCTGTTTGGAAGAGCTGACGGCCAAGATCGAGAAGCTGAATAAACGGGCCAAAAAACTGGGAGCCACTCCAATCGGGATGGAAGTTGGGGACAAATCTGTTCGGTACGGTATCCACGAAATGGATACCATCGCATGGGTGGAAGTGGTTGAGCCCCATCACAAGCCCACTGGGCAGGTCATAGAAGTCCGAGAAGTGACTGTCACAGGGGAATCCCCCAAATATGACGGGTGGACGTTCCTGGCGACTCTGGAGCCTGTGGGCGAAAAGAACATAATCCGATCGCTGGATGATGAGTGTGACTTGTCAGAGTACCGGGATCGAGTTGGGGAGTGTGATCACTGCCGGAAAGATCGTCGGAGAAAAGACACTTATGTCGTTCGCCACGATGATGGCAGAATGATGATGGTTGGCAAAACTTGCCTGAAGGACTTTCTGGGGCACAGCAATCCCAATTCATTGGCAGCGTGGGCATCCGCCATGTTCGGACTGGATGATCTGTTTTCCGGGTATGCTGATTCTGATGGATTCGGGGAGCGGTCGGTCGGCAGCTGGTCACTGGAACTCTTCCTGGGATACGTGGCTGGCTACATCCGAGCCTATGGTTGGGTTTCTGGAAAAGAAGCTCATGAGAGTTTGGGTGCCAAGTTCTCCACTGCCCATGAAGTGGTCGATCACCTGGCCACTCCAGATGCTTACAGAAACGAAGCTTGGAATCGTGTTGAAGAGAAGATCTTCCCCACTGCAACTTCAGTCTGTAATAAAGCAGCAGCGGCCATCGAATGGGCCAAAGCCATTGAAACCGGCAACGGCAACGACTACCTGGACAATCTGCAGTTGATCGCAGAAGCGGGGTACGTCACCCAGCGGCTGGCCGGATACGCGGCTTCCATGCTGATCGCTCATGATCGATTCTTAGATCGGGAGCTGGAGCGGCTGAAGAAAGCTAATCGTCCTGATTCTCACCATGTGGGAAACATCAAGGAACGAATGACGATGACTGTCACTTGTGAGCGGATTTTCACGAGTGAAGGAATGTGGGGAGTGACTGGGATCCACAAGATGGTTGATGCGGATGGAAATGACATTACCTGGTTCGCTTCCGGCTCTGCGGAATGGTTGGACATCGGTAACACTTACGTTGTCAAAGCCACCGTCAAAGAGCACAGCGAGTACCGGGATCGGGCTCAGACCATCGTCAATCGAGTGAAGATCATGGAAGAAGTGGCGGAAGAAGTTGCGAGTGTTGGCTGATTCAGTTACATTAGTCAATTGCAGAAATTTGGACTTAACCTGAGGAGAAACAGGATGCAGGCTTTGATGGAAGTGGACCCAGAACGGGAGACGTACGAAGACGTGGAGCAGCTGATCAACAAGATCTGCAATCGATTCGTGAAAACGTATGGCGGGGAATTTGATGAGCTGAAAGGTATTGCCAATTTGGCCTATGTTCCAGCCAGCCGAAGCTATGAACCGGGACACGGCACCAAGTTCACATCTTACATATCCACATGCGTCTGGAGGCGTCTCAAGTACCACTGTGACATCCAGCGAAGAAACGTGACGGCTCAGTCGCTGACGACAAAAGAAGGCGAACAGCGAGACGTGGAAGCCCCTGGTGCTTCTGATTTCAGAATTAGCAGCATGCTGAAACAGCTGTCAGAAGACGCGAAACAGATCGTACAGGTTGTGGTTGGCAGTCCGGAAGATTTGGCCGAGACGCTACTGCCGCCTGGGACGCACACCTTCTATGCAAGAGCTGCAGTCAATAAGTACATGAAGTCGTTGGGCTGGAAACCAGCTCGGATCAAAAAGTGCTTGGCTGATATCAAGGGGGTGCTGTAGTGCCAAGCAGTCCAATGCCTCACCAGAAAGATGGCATCAAGTTCATCGAGAAGCATCACGGAAGGGTGCTTCTCGCTGACGATATGGGGTTGGGAAAGTCGTTCACTTCGTTGGGGGTTCTGTATCGAAATCCTGACATGTTCCCGGCTGTGGTGGTTTGTCCAGCTGGGGTGAAGTTCAATTGGGAGCACGAAGCTCAGCATCACTTCGGATATCGAGCTTCGATCTGTGAAGGTGAAGCAGCTCCAAATCTGACGGATCGGGCCGGGATTCCCCAGCTGACGATTATCAATTACGACATCTTGGCTCCACGGAGAAAAGATGATCGAGTGGTGAAGATCAAGCCGTGGACAGATTACCTTCGGCAGCTGAAGCCGAAGACTCTGATTCTCGATGAATGTCAGATGTTGGGAGGTCGGGCAACGAAACGGACCAAAGCAATCACCAAGCTCAGCAAGGAGTTCAAGCACATCATTGCGATGTCTGGGACTCCGATTGTGAATCGACCGATCGAGCTGTTTCCAATTCTTCGGATCCTTTGGCCAAGGGAGTTCCGTTCGTTCTGGGAGTATGCACAGCGTTACTGCAATCCGAAGCTCAAGCCGTGGGGTTGGGAGTACAAAGGTGCTACCAATTTGGACGAGCTCCACAATCGATTGAGGCGGTTGGGGATGCTGCGACGAACTGAAGGTATTCTGAATCTGCCAAATAAGAAGACTTCAATCACAGTGATGCCGATGAAAGATTCCAGCCAGTATCACATGGCTGAGAATGATTTCCTGGCATGGGCTCGAAAGCACAAAGCAGACCGAGTGCATTCGATCAAGAAAGCCGAAGCTGTCAGCAAGGTGGGCTACCTTTTGCGGTTGGCGGCTGAGCTGAAGATGGATTCTTGTGTGGATTGGGCCAACAAATTCTTGGATGAGAATCCAAAGGAGAAGCTGGTGCTGTTCGCTTTCCACAAGCCAGTGATCAAACGACTGACCAAAGAAATTCCTGTGAAGTCGATCGTGATCGATGGGACCGTGACGGGCAGAGTTCGACAAGAAGCCGTCTGGCAGTTCCAGAAAGATCCACAGACTCGTCTCTGCGTGGCTCAGTTGAAGGCAGCGGGGGTTGGGATCAATCTCACAGCAGCGGCCACCCTGGCTCATGTGGAGCTGTGGCACAATCCAGCGACTCACAATCAGGCTTCCAAACGGATCCATCGCATTGGCCAGAAGTCAGACACAAACATCCACTACTTGATCGCTCAAGGTTCGATCGAAGAACGTCTCTGCAAGCTGTTGCAGAAGAGACAGGAGATCATCGCGGCGATCATCGATGGAGGCGATTCGCCAAAAGACTTCAACATTTACCAGGAGCTGGTTTCAGCTTTGGGCAAAGGAGCTTTTTCATGACGGACGAAAACAAGATTCGCGATATCGACAGGGCCAGGGAAACCATCCGGAGACCAATCCGGATCGATCCAAAAACCGTGGCAGCGATCAATTTGCGGAATATCACACACAAGATCCGACAGGACTTCAAAGCGGCTTGTGCGAAGTCCGGAATTAGTGTTCACCATGCACTGAGAGAGTACGTTGAGATGTGTATCCAAAAAGGTGAAGTGCTGACCATGTTGTACTACGACATGATCATGGAGATCAAAACACTGAAAGCCCAGATCGAAGAATTGCAGCAGCAGATAGATGACGACAGCATTCCAGATCTTTGATTATTCCCCTTAATCTTTAGGATTCCAAGGGGATTAGAGTGGTCTTTTGAGGGGAAAGTGACGTATAATAAAGATGTGACGTGAGTGATGTCTTTTGTTTGAGGAGAATTGAGATGGCCAGGTCAGTAGTGATCAAAGCGTTTGGCAAAGAGCTGGAAGTTTACTTGGTGAAACACAAGTACCCCAATGGTAGAATCGCCATCGCTGCCATCGATTTAGACGATGATGAACCCTGGGGAACACTCTCTGTCAATGTTCCAGACGCTCCTCTGTACGAAGATGAAATCATCATCAAAAACTACTCAGAGAATCACGTTTGGGCCATGAAGGTTGTGGAAGCTTTCCCCGAAATGTTCGAAGAGACTGGCCTGACTGCTCGGGTTGGCTATCGATCTTGCCCCGTGTACAAGTTCAAAGGAGGACTTTAGAGTGACTACTAAAGAGAAGAAGAGAACGAAGATCTACGAATGGGAAAAGCCGGTGGAGTTCACCGAGACATTCAAATGGGACGATCTGGATGCCACATTCAAGGCTGAGAGTTACAATGCCTGGATGCTTGATGCTTTGCCCATGATTGGAGAAATGACCATACTGGAGCACACAGAAGCTCGTGAGAAGGGCATCAAGATCGGAGATCGCATATTCTACAAGCGGCGACTGCCATTGTATTCTTTGCGGAGCCGCTGGTTGTTTTGCACTCCGACGATGAGCAGGACAGAGCTTTCTGTCTACAAAGGTCGAACTGAGCGAATGGTTCGCTTTGATGCGGAGATCGGAATCCCGGTCTTGGCCGATCAGACTTTGAGCCCGTGGATGTCGCTGACTCCAAATGAAGTCTTTACCCTTCGGGGGCAGATCAGACGAGCTAAAGGCAAAGTGGCCATGGCTGGGCTGGGACTGGGTTGGGCAGCTCGGAAAGTTCTGGAGAGGAAGAAGGTTGAGCATCTGACTGTGTACGAGAAAGATCAGGATGTGATCGATTACTTCGGCAAGAGCCTTGTGGAAGATTTTGGTGATCGAGTGACTCTGGCCTGTGGCTCAGCCTATGAAGCAGACTGGATGAGGTACGACGTTGCTCTCTGGGACATCTGGATGGGCATCGGAGACGCTGCGTGGGACAATCGGTATAATAGGATCAAAGACGAGATGATTGCCGCTGGGAAGGTCTGTGTGGGATGGGCTGACGGCAATGTGCATCGGTCTTGAGGAGAGTGTGATGATAATGATTGTGAGAAAGAGACGGGGGTACATTTCAGTGGCTCCAGCCAGGCGGATACCACCAAAAGCGTATTTGCCACCGAAGCCCAAAGTCTTCAAGAAAAAGAAACAGGCTGAAGCAGCGGCAGCTAAAATGTTGGATGATCGGTACAAAACGCATGTGTACCGAATGGGAGGCGGCTGGGTTGCTACGGTTGCCGATTATGGTGAGATCGTCCACTACGTGATCAAGGACCATTGAGTGATCTCAGACTATCTTCAAAACAGGGGAATCCAGACAGCAAATTCTTCCCACCACCATGTGAGATCTGGGTGGGTTGGATTTGACTGTCCCGGCTGCTCTCCTGGTTGGGGGAAGTTCCGAGCGGGCATTGAGCTATCGACTGGCAGAACGAATTGCTGGCATTGCGGGCTGTTGCAAGGTCGGAAGGTGTTGGTTGATCTGCTGGGGATACCATACTCCGAAGCTTGTCGGGTGTGGGCTCAGGAGTTCAAAAATCAGCACCTCTTTGTGCCTGATGCCGAAGATGAAAAACTCGGTACTCTGGAGCTGCCGAAAGGCATCGTCGATCTGATGACGATCCACAAGCAGTATCTGAAGAAGCGGGGATTCGATCCAGGGATTCTGTCAAAACTTTGGGGGATCCGGGGGATCGGCATGGCGGTCAAGCTTTCATGGAGGATCTTCATCCCGATCCATGATGATCGTGGTCGAGTTGTTTCCTGGACTACCAGAGCACTCCACAACGACGGCACTCGATACCAATCAGCATCGAACGATCAGGAAGAGAAGAACCTGAAGACGCTGTTGTATGGCGAGCACTTGGCGAGAAACACAATCGTGATCGTGGAAGGTCCGATGGATGCGTGGGCGATCGGCCCCGGTGGAGTGGCCACTCTGGGTATCGCTTACACTCAGACGCAGCTGTGCAGGCTCTCACAGTACACTCAGCGGATAGTTTGCTTCGACGCGACAGAAGATGCACAAGATCGAGCTGACGCTCTCTGTGCTCAACTGGCGGCTTTTCCTGGACTCACTGAGAATGTGATGTTGGAGACCGGAGATGATCCAGCTGATGCTGATCCAGCTGAGATCGCAGAGCTACGAGCCCGTTATCTCGAATTCTGATTATTCCCCTTAATCTTTAGGATTCCAAGGGGATTAGAGTGGTCTTCAGAGGGGTTTATGTCGTATAATATAAATGTGAGGTGTGAGTGATTGCTCTTCTCTGCGGAGGAAAGGCCCCGCAGAAGAGAGCTTTGTTTGTCGCTGATTTGAGGAGAGAAGTGATGGCTGAGAATCGAGTGTCTCTGAAAGGGATCAAGACTTTATCAACTGGAGCATTCGTCGCTTCATTCTACTGGGACGGTAAGAAGATCGGAACAGTAGAAGACGGCGGGCGGGGGGCTTGTTATCGATACTGTTTTGGGTACGAAAAGCTGCGGGAGTGTGAAGCTTGGGCGAAGGAATTTCTTGGGGATGAGGCTTCTTCAGTTGAGAATCTGGATCACGTCGTCGCGAAACTAATCGACGAGCATTTAGCAAAAAAGAAGCTGAAGTCGTGGTGCAAGAAAGGGATCGTTCTCAAAATGAAAGATGGATCTTACTTGACCTACAAAGTTGGGTACACTGTGGCTCTGGCGGATAGACTTCGAGAAAAACATCGTGACGATCTTGAGTGTGTTGTGAATGAAACTATTTGAGAGGAGAACTGAGATGAACGGATATGTTTGCTTCTGGAATGGGAAGCGGTGTGAAGTCTACGCTGAAACGATGTACGCAGCGAAGCTGAAAGCGGTAGCTAAGTTCAAGGGGATGGCCGGACGAAAGCGGGTTCATTCTCATTTGGTTGCTGTTTGTTTGGCGGAAAAGAACGGCGAAGAAGTGATTCACAATCCTATTGATTGAGGGGATATGAGATGAGAGATGAAACAGAAGGAATCCGTCGACAGATGGTCGATGAGATCAATGGGGCTGCTGCTGAGCGGAAAGAGATGGAGCAGCGGCATGGGCAGGTTTGGAACACGAAAGAGCTTCAGGAAGATTTCCAGGTGACTGGGTTCCTGGCTCCATGTGTGGTAGTCGTCAGAAGGTCTGACGGTGTGGCAGGATCGTTACTCTTTCAGGGGAGTCCTCGATTGTACTTTAACTGGGAAGAAGCGGAAAAATGACAAACGAACTGGAGCACTTAACTGTTGAAGAGAAAGCGGCTGTGTTTGCTGCTTTGAAGTTGCTGGGATTCAAGAGCCACTGTGGCGAATGGATTGAAATCACAGAAGCGGGAGCTGTTTACGTGGGATTGGTTGAGATTTTACCGGCTGGAAGTATTTCCTTTAATTCTTTGGAATTGAAGGGGAAAGAGTAGTCTTCTGAGGGGTGTCTTGCGTATAATAAAGATGTGACGTGAGTGGTGTTCTTGAGAGGAGAAAAGTGATGAGTTTTGATGTGAGTGCGGAAAAAGCGGCAGAGCTGTTTGGTGAGCTGGCCCCTTTGGTTGTGTCTCGTAACCGAGAGGTTGGCTTTGCTGTTCGCAGTGGTGCCAGTCGTCACGATGTGGTTGCTGCTGAGTTCATGCTGATGGAAGCCAATGAGACTCGTGCTCATTTCAAACATCGGGACACTCGGAACTATGTTGTTCTGTTCCGAAGCTGGCCTGATGAAGCTTGGAAGCTGCATGTTCCCAGCACCGGCAAGGCGTTTATGAAAGGTTTCTTTGACAAAGCGTGAAGAGGAGAACTGAGTGATGAAGAACGAAGTGACGGAGAAGCGGGTGTTGGATGCTGTGAGACGGCGGAACTTTGGGATGGAGAATCCTGGGTTCTGTCTGACCTGCGGCGAAGATGCCGATGGTTGCGAACCGGATGCTTGCAATTACAAGTGTGAAGCTTGCGGGGCGTTCGCTGTGTTTGGAGCAGAAGAGGTTCTGCTCATGGGTCGTTACAAATCTTGAGAGGAGAACTGAAGAATGTATGTGATCAAACGAACGGATCAGGGAGGCGGTTACTTGGCGAAAGATGGAACTGCTGGGGCGTACACTGCCGATTTTGCGAAAGCAAAAGTGTTCTCAACTCGTGTCAGTGCTGAAGCTGACCGTTGCATTGAGAACGAGATTGTGGTGTCTGTGGAATCTGTATTTAACAGCAATTGAGAGGAGAACTGAAGAATGTGTGTGAAGCAAAAAATCATGGGCCTGCTGAATATCAGCAAAGACGACGCTGCCTCTGAAGCCGAGATCGAAACGGCTCTGCGGCTGGCGAACAAACTGATGGACAGGCACCATCTGAGTGAAGGCGACCTTGATGATGCAGAGAATTCTGCCTTGGATCGAGCGGTTTCTTCTGAGAAAAAGCAGGGTCACTCCGTTGTCGGCAAAAAGATGTACATGTGGGAAAAGGTCTTGACACACTTCGTGTCTGATCTTGTGGGAGTTCCACATTATCTGAGTCGAGGGGTGATGGACAAAAAGACAGCCAGCGGTTTGGTCTTTCGAGACATAAACGGCAAAGCTGTCCGGGGTCGCTCTGTGGTCTTCTACGGAGTTGCTGAAGATGTTGATATCGCAGTTTCTCTTTACGATGAGCTGCGGCTGGTGATTATCGCTCTGGCTCGTCTTCGCTACGGTTCAGTTTTCCAGGGTGAAGGTGGGGTCTACTCTGAAGGCTTCGTCAGTGGACTGCGGTCCAATCTGAAGAAAGACAAAGCTGAGCAGAAACGGTTGGCTCAAGGCTCTTCCGATGAGAGAGCCCTGGTGCTGATCGATCGCCGGAATGATCTGATTCGGATCAAAAGCAATCTGGCCAGCAAGTGGTTGAAGAAGGAGAAGGGGATCAATCTGGTCACCAAATCCACTCGGGGAGGTGCTTCTGGAAGTAGTGACGCTCGAAACGCTGGACGTGCTGACGGTCGTGGTTATAATGTCAGTGCAGCACGAAGAAGAAAGCTCTCTTGAGCGATGAAATAGCTGGGGTGGATTTCTCCTCTCCCCCATGCTCGGCCCGATCGATGTACGTCACTCCATCGATCGGGCTTTTTTCGTGTCAAAATTTCCCCTTTATTTCCACAATCTTTAGGATTCCAAGGGGATTAGAGTGGTCTTTTGAGGGGAAAGTGACGTATAATAAAGATGTGACGTGAGTGATGTTCTTGAGAGGAGAAAAGTGATGTTGATGACTGCCGCAAGAGAAGCTGAGTCCCAACGACGGAACGATTCTGAAGACATGAGCGTTGTTGAGTCTGTTGAGATGGCAGTGATTACTGCCGGGGCTTTGTCTGCTTTTGGTTTGGTTTGTCAGTTAGCTGACTGGATAGTGGGGGCGATATGAGAGTCATAGATGCGTTCAAGGAAGTCTTTGCCGCTGCCGATGAGCAGTGCGGTCACGGTCCTGATTCGGCTGTGATCGAGTGGGTCGACAGCATGCTCCTGATCACACAGGATCCTACTGAAGATCCTGAAGTCGATGTGTTCAATGTGGGAGTTTACTCCAAAGCGGTTTGGAACGATGGGGGATGTCCTTATCTGACCAGAGAATTCAAGCAGCTGAATGATGCTGTCAATTATGTAGATGGGTTCACTGATGCGTAAATCTTGGTTTGAAAAACTGATGGGATTCAATGAGTACGATCACGATCATGACATGGTCAAAAGTCTGCTCAGGGTTTCGAGTAACGGGTTTCTGCAGTCTCGGGCGAACAGAAAGAAGTACCGCTGTGGGGTTCTGGATACTCCATCTGTGGAAGGTCTTCGCAGAGTGGCCAGCACTCACTATGGACCACCAGGAGACCGATTGAAATTTGAGCAAATTGCTGCCGATGTCACAAATCTGCATCGGGATCCAGCCAATGCCGGGGCTCTGTTCCAGGTGGCGTCTCAGTTCAATCTGCTGGAAATGGTGTCTCCTGACATGACTCCAGAGTGTGGGCTGGCGATCTATGAGAACGATCACACTCAAGGGCCAGCATGTGCCATTGCCTGCGGAGCTGGCACGATCTATCGAAACTACCTGGCCGAAGTAAACGGACAGGTGGGGCAGGACAAGAGAAATCAGATCGACTGTTCTGATGACATCGGGCACTTGCTGGGGAATGCGAGAGAAGAGCTGTGGAAGATGGCGAATGGATATCTGTTGCCGACTGTTGAAGGACTGCGAGAGATCGCCGGATGGGTCGTTGACGAGCCTGGCAGTTTACGCAACAAAGCCATCAACCTTCTGAAGATCGGGATCCAGTGGGACACTGAGGTCACTCTGGAAGACTGCGGGCATTGTGTGACTCAGGCGTATTGCTCAGCGGTCCCGGTTTCTTACTCTCGGATTTTCTCCGATGAGTGGAAAGAGTTGGGGATCTTGATTCTGGAAGGTGCCTATGAAGCCACTCTCTGTGCTGGCATCATTAACGCAGTGGCCACCGGAAATAACACGGTGTTTCTGACTTCACTGGGTGGGGGAGCGTTCGGCAATCCTGAAGAGTGGATCACCGGAGCGATCGACAAAATACTCAAAAAGTACGCAGCTTTCGATCTGGATGTCAAACTTGTCCACTATCCCAAGAGCATCAAATGATCATGGAGATTCCCCCCAAGTACCTGAAAGCAATGAAGCAGGGAACGCAAGCCCCGCCTGGTAGCATCGAAAAGATCAACATAATGTGTGATCGTCACTCGCTGGGCATGCCTTTACATGCAAAAGGCGATGCTCATCTTTTCGCTGATCTGTCAGCTAGTGAAGCAAGTAAGAGAATCCATGCAGACCGTTCGTGTGGTTTGCATTTGAGCCACAGGGGGCAGCTGCCGAAGTTCAAGAGTGAAAAACCAGGAGAGCAGGCATGATTCCCCTTAATCTTTCACAATCTTTGTGGTTTTAAGGGGAAAAGAGTGGTCTTCAGAGGGGAATCTAGCGTATAATAAAGATGTGACGTGAGTGATGTCTTTTGTTTGAGGAGAGAAGTGATGGCTGCTGCAAGAAACGAAGCGGAGTTGCCCTGGGCTGGGGGCTGGGTGTTCTTGGCCGGTTTGGTGGTCGCTGTTGTTGGTGGCATGTTTGCTTGACTTTTGTGTGAGGAGAAGACTGATGGGGATCGCGGAAATCACTTTGAAACAGTTGGGTGGGGCCGGTCGCTTGAAAGCGTTTGCTGGCGGCAGAGACTTCATGAGTGATGGAGTCAACGGTGAGATCTTGATGTTCAAGTTCAAGGGCAAGGTTGCCAACTACGTCGAAATCGCTTTGGACGCTGCCAGTGATACTTATGTTTTGAAGTTCAAGAAAGTCGGACGGATGAGTCGCAAGACTTTCAAGGCTCCCAAGGTCGTCTTGGTCGAAGAAGTCGCTGGTGTTTACTGTGACAATTTGGTCGAAGTGTTTGAGCGTGTTTCTGGTTTGTATTTGAGTTTGTGAAATATTGTGCTCGCAGAGGTCGAAGGACCTAACTGGCACATCGGGGTGCTATTTTCAAGTCTAACGGCGAAGTAGCAACGTCAAAGGCATGAAACCTGATGGGGAGTTCGAGTCTCCCAGCGAGCAGCTTTTTGAGTTTGTTGTAATCTGTTGCAATTCTTTGCAACAACCGAGAGGAGAGTTCTGATGGCCAGGTCTACGTTTCGATGCAATTTGGCAAAGTACACTGGATCTCGGGGGGTGGAAGCTCATGCCTTTCGGGCTGGAGTAGACGAAGCCTTTCGCCAGACGATGACGACAGCCGATGATTGCCATTGGACTGCGTTGAAGCTTCGAGAGGACGAGAACGGGGCTGTTTCGTGGTATGTCGATTTGCATTCTTGTCCACCACACTGGCCAGAAGCCTATACGGAAGGAGATGACTGATGCGGAGAGAATGGGCTGTGTTCCGGGGGAACTCTTTGGTGAGTCGCCACTGGCACGAAGCCGATGCAAGAGACAAATTGAGAGCCGGTTGTCATGTACGGCACTGGCGATACGGATGGGGAAATAAAGGAGGATGGTGCTGTGAGCTGCCTTACTAAAATGACAGGTGAACAATTTCGGTCTGCGAAGCTGACGATTGCAAATGAGTTGCAGCAGAGCAAAGAACGCGGCGATCGCTGCTGGCACAGGGCCTGGGCGATGGTGACGATGGTGGAGCACACCTTTTGTCACGATGATTACATCTTGTGTGGTCAGTACGTTTGGGATTATATCAACGAACTCGATCGATTTAAGCTGGAGAGTGACTGATGCCTACGAAACCACCACCACCTTTCAATCTGGATGCCAGGCCGGGGCTGGGTCCAGCTGTGTCGGCGGCGTACGATGCGTATTGTGGACTGCCAACAACAGACCAGAGCCCTGGACCGAGTGAGTACCGAGCGGCAGAGTATCGACGAATCCATGATCGCTTCGTCACTTCGGGAAAATATCCCACCTATCGTGAACTTTGGAACAAGAAGGAGAACTGAAATGAGCGGAATCAAAAAACATGGCAGTGTTTACATTGAGCTGGCGGGGAACTTTGCCCCAGAATGGCGACAACTCGTGGATGCTGTCAAAGCGTTTGAAGGCAATGATGCCAGTGTCGCAGATGCTGCTAAAGAACTGGTTGAATGTGTTTTGTATGTGACTGATGAGAAGGAGAACTGAGATGGATCCACAAGCCACCATTTGCGATCTACTGGACGCAATGCAAAGAAACGACAGAGAAGCCGTGGATGAATTGCTGGACGCTCTGAAGGGCTGGAACAAAGCAGGGGGCTTCATGCCGATCATTCGGAAGAGTTTGCAAGCAAATCAGTATAGTGTCTACCGATACGACAGAACTGATGCGTATCGTCCTGGATATGCAGAGACAAACAATTCCCCTTAATCTTTCAGAATTGAGGGGTTTAGAGTGGTCTTTTCCCCTTCAAGTGACGTATAATAAAGATGTGACGTGAGTGATGACCTTTGTTTGAGGAGAGAGAAATGAGATACTCGTTTGCTAATGCTTCAGCGGCTGAGCTGGTTGAGCTGTCCGAAGCGGGCAAAGTTGAAGTGGCTGGGAACTTGAAGATCTATCGCTTCGATGCGAACGATGGCCCATCTTTGAAGATCTGGCGGGGACGGGCAAAGAAGCCTTATGCCCACTATCGCTTCGCCAATGAAGAGCGGCGGGAAGAGTACATCAGAAAGCAGATTGCCAATGATGCCGAGAAGACCGAGCTGAAACTGAAGCACAAAGCTGAAAGCAAAGCTCGGAAAGCCGAGACGCGAAAGCGGTTCAAAGTCGGAACGATTCTGCATTACTCTTGGGGCTATGGTCAGACTCAGTGTGAGTATTACGAAGTGATCGAAGTCAAAGGAGCCTATGCGATCATTCGAGAGATTGCCGCCAAGACGGTTCCTGGCTCTGAAGGCTTCATGTGTGACAAGCGGGTTGCTTGTCCTGGTGTCTTCATCGGTCCCAAGATGCGGAAGCTGATCGGTGAGTATGGGTGCCGGATGGCATCACACTCAGCTGCAGCGAGTCCCTGTGATCCTCTGGAAGAGAATTATTGCTCTTGGTATCACTAATCAAACGGGGGGCAGTGGTTGCCCCCATATTTTTCTGAGTTTCATCTGAGAGGAGAATTGAGATGGATTTGATGACATTCCTCAGAGTCAAACCGATCGGCAGAAAGATCACTGTCAATGTCAGTCGAAACGGGGAGCCGTTTGGGCAGCTGTGGACTTGGTCCAACACTCGAACAGAACGACATCCTTGGCACAGCAAGCCTCTGGATGGAGAACACAAGACCCACAAGACGCAAAAAGCTGCCCGCAAACGTATGCTGGAAGAAGCCAAATAAACCGCAACGGCACAGGCAAATCAAGCAGATTGATCAGCTGCCTCTGCTTGCCGCAATACGGAGGAGGTGTTCGTGAAAAATCGATTTGTGTGATTACTCCCAGCTGGTTGGCCTAACCATTTCTCAGATGACGGTCTGGGGAAGATGCCGGAAGATCTCAAGCCCGTTCAGGACCAGCGAGCGGCCCAAGCGAATCTGCCGGGTGAAATTCCCGGCTTACTGTTTCCCCTTTATTTCCACAATCTTTGTGATTTCAAGGGGATTGGAGTGGTCTTTTGAGGGGTGATATGCGTATAATATAGATGTGCGGCGGGGGTCGTCGCTGTTGGTTTGTTTGAGGAGTTGAGTGATGCGAAATCGAAAAGCCAAGATGATGCTCCCTGATCGTGACGTTCGGGAGCTTCGTCTGTTGCGAGCGTGGGAGGACGCTGCTGTTGACGCTGGTTGGACTTGGTCCGATCGTCATGATGTTCTTTCTGACGCCAAGTCTGCTGATCGGAAGCACATGCTGCGTGTTCTTGCTGCCAACACTGTTGGAGACGATACGCTTGCCATGCTTGCCATGGCTCTTGCCGATCCTATGGCTCTGTCTGTTTGATGCTGAAGGCCAGTGATCCGATGACTGCTGATGACAAGTCGCTCTTGTCATCCGGGGCACCATCCGCTGGCTTTCTCTTTCCCGGCTGCTGTAGAGGAGAATTCTGATGAGTGACAAAGAAAAACGGGCTACAGAAGATTCATCACTGATGAAAGTTTGTGAAGCAATCGGAAAAATGAGCCAGAAGGAACTCGACCGATTGTGATTTGAGATCGATCTTCGATCCAACCGATTGAAAGGATTACTGCCATGAGTGACGTTCAACTGCAAAACAAGCACAAGAGTTTGCATCTGCCAGACGGCGGGATCCTGCTCTACCGATACGAAGAAGGTGATTGTGATACGATCGCCTGGCCGCTGCGGAAAAAGCAGCACAGCCAGCTTGCCGGGGCTCTGTACGCTGAGATGATGTGCGGAGAGATCGACGAGTACGCGAATGTGATCTTGCCGAATGGCGAGACGTTCGATGTGATCGGAAATTTGAAGTGATTTTGGAAGTGGAATTTCCAGAAATATCCCGAATCCGAACGGCTTAGTGTGGACTTTTCCCCTTCAAGTGACGTATAATAAAGATGTGACGTGAGTGATGTCTTTTGTTTGAGGAGAGAAGCGATGGCTGGTCGAAGTGTTGATTCTGCGTTCGGTGCTGTTGAGATGGCTTCTGCTGTTGTTGCTGCCATGAAAGAGTTTTGGTCAGCTGACTATGTGGAAGGAAAGATGGACGAAATGGAATTCATGATGTTCCGAGCGAGCGAGATCATCGAAGACAGGGGAGTTGCTGAAGTCGCCGGGATCATGGCTGATGCCATTGAGATCGCAAGAAAAGAGGAGAACTGAGATGTTGAAAGGAAAACGAAATGTCCACCCACGGCATGATAGAGCTGTGGAGAGCTTGCTTGATAATCTGGGAGCAGACGGCACGGTGGAACTGTTGGCTCATAAGTTGGGAGAGGTCACGAATGAGCTGGGGGCTCTTGAGCATTACAGCACAAGAGAGCTTGAAAAAGTTGAAGAGTTGATCATTTTGCTGGAGACCTGGAAGGAAAGTGTGTGATGGGAAAGGCAACAAACATCAGCAATCGAGAGACTGAGATCATGGATACGATGGAAGCTTCCATGAACAGTGGAGATCTTGATCCATTCTTCAGAGAAGTTGGTAGCATCTCATTCGTAGAGCTTAACAGCTTCGGAGCTCGCAGCATTTGGATGGTGGCGACAAGTAGGATTGCTGAAGGTGATTGGTTCATACGAACTGAAGCTGCTGAGCACAGGCGATTTAAGAAGCTCCCAAGTGGCTGGGAGCGATGTCCGTTGGGAGTTCCGACAGAGAACTGAGAGGAGAAGAGTGATGATTAGAAAGTGCCAAGAGATTCCACTGGCCCATCCAGAATCAGAGTGCATGTTTGACAATCGGGGAGAAGTACCTTTTGTGGCCACTCCAGGGGCTATCGATATGGTGGGCGGAAGTGAGTCGCTGCTCTGCTGCTTGACGCAGCTTCGGGAGCTGGCGATTCGACACAACGGGCTCGATCGCATTCAGGTGTTCTCTGATGATGAGTGGTCTTCTGATCTGTGGTACATCGAAAATTTTGAAGCCATCACGGCTTTGTTGCCTTCTGAATACTAGAGAGAGAGGAGACTGGTTGGATGGCGATATATCGACAATCGATTCGCTTGCATCGACCGGAGACAGATTCATTTCTGACAGAAGTCCGGAAAATTCCGATGTCCGTGTTTCGTAAAATGGTGGAACGCGGTAGAGACTATTATGTGCAGTACATTGATGAGTGTGCGTACAACGATTTCCCCGGCTGGGAACTGCTGGGGTATCATCTGCCAGACGAATTCATCACAGAAGGTCTGATGGAAGAAGACGAAGACGCTGACGCTGACTTCTATGATGATTTTTGATAATAATTGAGAAAAGTTCCGGAATAATTTGCATCATACTGCGATCATTCCGTACTATGTGAGTGGCTGGCAGAAGAAACCTTGACAGAGGTCTGCCAGTTGGGCAAACTACTTAGGCGAAGTCGTTATGGACAATATGCTTACAATTAGTTCATTCGTGACGCTTCGCCGCTCCGAATCTTAAACCCAGGACCCTGTCAGGTCCTGGGTTTTTTATGTACACACAGTTCATCCAGATCTTAGTTGACGAGAAGCGGGCTGCACTGACAGCACCAGTCAACAATCACTATTGCCCTTGATGTGATTTGAGGTACAGGGCTTCCATACGGTCTCCAGGCACTGAGCTTAGAACGGCTCGATACAATCCTGGTGCAACAATTCAGATTGATTTCTGGATGGACTGCGTGGGTCAAGCGGCAGATGAGAATCCTGTGCCGCTACGCGATCAGACGAACGGCTGGAGAGTCGCTGATCGGGTCAGGACCTAGAGCTTGGAGTCGGGGGTCAGGTGTCACGAGCCGTTGCCGATGATTAAGAGGTGATAGGGTCGGCTTTGAAGTCGGTCATTTCTTAGTGCTCTTTAAGTGGGATTTTCTTCTTTGATCTTCACACTTAAAGAGCACTAAGGCTCCTGAATCAACTTTGAACATTTTTCAAGCTCATCTTTTATCTCTTTCACTCTAACACTTAACTTGCATGGGATGGTTGGCAATGAACCAATTATTTGACACTGAGCCAGAGGTAGTAGTAGCAGAGAAGAAGCAATCAGTGGATCTAGCCAGGTTGCTGTACAACAAACTGTCAGAGAGTAGGAGAGTATTCAGAAAGCACATACTGGCAAAGTGGGCAAAAGAGTTGTCTCTTTTATTGGATCATTATTCAAAGGCTGAGTTGGAAGGGGTGATCCTTTGGTACGCTGATCACTGGAACGATGAGTACATGCCCCAGGCCTATTCAGCAAAGAGCTTTGTCGATAAATTCGCGGCGATAAAAAGAGCCTTCGATTCACAGAATTCTGATCAGTCTTCCGTCACCGATCGTATAATGGAGAACGAACAGAGAGCGGTAAGTCGCCGCTTGTCCCTCATGGAGAAATTGAAATCAAAGGGCAGGGAATGCATAATCGAGTAGAGATCTTGACGCTTTGGACAGAATTGCTTGGACCGAAACAGAACAGTTGTGCGATTGCTTATTTAGCTTCAGAGATCTTCGGAGACGTTCCAGAACAGATGTTGAATGCGGCTGTGGTGTATTCAATCAAGAACGATCGTGGTGCCATACCAGCTGAACTGAGACAGATCATCGACTCTGGTATGTTCGGTGATCTCAAACAGCCAGAGGAGAAAGTGGTTGTCGTCAAGACCTGGCGAGATGTCGTTGATCAGGAAATCAATGACATGGCTTTCAGTTCTCGATCAGAAATGATTGAGCACCTCCAAATGGAAAAGTCAGCTGGGGGTTTGGGCTTTACGTTGGTCGATCCTCAGACAAATAAAGCTTTCGATGTTCTGCAGCGATTGATGGAGGATGTCGAATCATGAGAGGAAGTGAATCCCCACAACAGTATGCAGAGTGGTTATTAGGACAAGAACAGAAACAGGAGACAGTGATGGGAGCGAAGAAGTTTGAGCCTTACGTCTATCAAGCGGAGGTGGTCTCTGTCTACGATGCGGACACTGTAACACTGGACGTGGATTTGGGGTTCAACGTTACGACAGAGCAGAAGTTCAGACTGTACGGAATCGACGCATGGGAGATGCGAGGCGGCGAGCGTTCAAAGGGTACAATTGCAAGAGACTGGTTGAGGGGTCAGATACCTGATGGCTCAACTGTGTACATCAAGACAGAGAAGGACAAGCAAGGAAAGTATGGACGCTACTTGGCGACCATCCACAAAGACATCGGGGGAGGATCTCTGAATGTTAAGTTGGTGGAATTAGGACATGCCGTTTTCAAGGAGTACTGACGTGATCACTGCCTGCTTAACAGACAGCAGAACCAAGATTGAACCCTTCAATTCCACTCACCTCCGGCCAAGAAGGGGATCAAAGTATCATTTGAGTCTGAAGACGATCGAATCAGACGGCTGGCGACAGATACAGAGTGGTCTTGTCTTGGATTGGCATGGGTCAGAATGCACACTTGTGGTACAGCAAGGTGAGTGGCTGCTCGAATGCGACGATAATGTTTGGATGGTCATGATGGACGAGGATCTCAACGCTTGTTACATGGAAACCTCATGAGGACAAAGAAATATGATGGAACTGATTTGCGACGTGTCCTGGTTGGGATGGTCCTTTCTGACGTGGTCTGCTCTCGGATTGCTAGTCGCTGGACTGAGGAGGGATTATTTGATTCTCGCTGGGCGAATCTCGTCGGAGGATGGTGCGTCAAGTATATTCGCAAGCATTCCACAGCTCCCGCTAAAAACATCAGTGGGATCTTCGAGCGATGGGCTGAAATCTCCACAGAGTCTGAAGAAGTAGTCGATGCGGTAGAACGCTTCATTGCAGGTCTGTCAGATGGGGCTGAGGCTCTTGATTCTGATTATCTGCTGGATCTAGCGGACGATCACTTCAATGCCGTACGCTTGAAGTCAGAGCTCAAGCTGGCACAGCTCGAAATCGACAGGGGCTTGGTGAAAGAAGCATCAGAACGGGTTGCTTCAATCAGGAGGGTTGAGCTGGGGGTTGGTTCTTTCGTGGAACCAGCGGCTGATTTTGCTCCCTGGTATCAGGCTTTCGAGAGAGACAAACAGTCGCCTCTGGTGAGTTATCCGGGAGATCTGGGTGATTACTTTGCGGACGCTTTCAAGCGGGGCGAGTTCTACGCTTTCATGGCTCCAGACAAGACCGGAAAGACGGTGTGGCTGGTGGATCTGGCATACCGGGCTTTGCGGAAACGGAACAAAGTGGTCTTCTTCGATTCTGGGGACAGTACCCAGGATGATGTGATGACCCGGTTCGCTTGTCGAATTGCCAATCAGCCGGATATGGATGAAGAGTGCCCGTGCCCGATCGGTTGGGATGATGAAGGTGTTCTTGAGTTGGCTCACGAAAAAGAGAAAGCTGTGAATCCAGCCGAAGCCTTCAAGATGCTGAAGAAGCGGGTTCGATCGGAAGACAGCTTTCGATTGTCATGCCATCCAAACTCCACCTTGTCTGTTGCTGGTATCGATTCGATGCTTTCGGATTGGGGAGATGACGGTTGGAGGCCGGATGTGGTTGTGATCGATTACGCCGATATTTTGGCATACGCTGCCGGATCCGACAATCTGGAACAGATCGATGGCGTTTGGAAGGACCTCCGAAAATTGTCGCAAGAGAGACATTGTCTGGTGGTCACTGCCACCCAATCCAATGCGTCAGCTTACGGCAAGGAGAAGTCTTTGCTGACCAGAAAGAACTTCAGCGGTCGAAAGACCAAGCTGGCCCATGTAAACGGAATGATCGGGATCAATGTGTCTGACGAAGAGCGAGCGACTCATCAGGCTCGATTGAATTGGGTGGTTCGCCGGAAGAGCAGAAATCGAAAAGGGTTCTCCTGCGTCCACACAGCCGGTTGCTATAATTCAGAAAATCCTGTAATAATCAGTAGATTCTGATCCTAAAGGACAAAAGTCCACTATAATGAGGGTGAGTCGAACAGAGTTGTTGGACATACGAATCTTTTCATAGATAGAAAGAATTGAAATGAGTGCTACACGAGTGAGTAAGGTTGCCGCCATTGCGGTGTTCGGGGCTGCTGGTTGGAAAGGTGCCGAATCCTGGCCGATCGATAAGATGTCAGCGAAGTTGAAAGACGTGCCTGACTGCATGGATGACGATTATGTTCCATCCGGTGACAGTGCTGATTTGATCAAGGAAGCTCTTGGGGCGATCGAAGCGGCTGTGATTGATGCCGGTGGAGAAGATCCTACTTTCGAAGTCTTCGAAGAAGCGGCAGCGGAAGCTCCAGCCGAAGACAAGAAAGAAGAAGCTCCAGCCGAAGACAAGAAAGAAGAGAAGTCGGAGAAAGCCAAAGCCAAAGCTGCGGAAAAGGCTGAGAAAGAGAAAGCCAAAGCGGAAAAGGCTGAAGCCAAGAAGCAGCAGGAAGCAGAGAAAGATGCTCGAAAAGCTGAGCGGGAGAAAGCCAAAGCTGAGCGGGAGAAAGCCAAAGCTGAGGCGGTTGCCAATCGTACGATCTCGTGGCAAGCGGCCTGTGCTCGGGTTTTGCGGGACAGTGAAGATGGTTTGAATTCCGACATCAAAGATCTGTCTGCCAGAGTCGTCGCTCTTCGGAAAGACGGCAACGAGAAGACAGCTCTGTGGGCTCTGCGTACGATGATCACAGCTGTTCAGGCTTGGGAATCTACGGCTTCGTAGCCAAGGACCTGGGACAAATGACATGGTACTCAACGAACTCGCACTGTTCGCTGGAGGAGGGGGAGGGATTCTCGCTTCAAAATTACTTGGATGGAATACGATCGGGGCGGTCGAAATCGAAGACTACCCCAGAAGAGTGCTCCTCCAGCGGCAGCGTGACGGGATCCTCGAACCATTCCCAATCTGGGACGATGTCAACACGTTCGACGGGAAACCGTGGAAAGGGCTTGTCGACATTCTTTCGGGGGGCTTTCCTTGCCAAGACGTTTCAGCAGCCGGGAAAGGTGCCGGTGTCCGCGACGGAGAGCGTTCTGGATTGTGGAAAGAGTATTCACGAATCATTGGAGAAGTTAGGCCTAAGCTTATCTTTGCGGAGAATACCCCGCTTTTACCCAGTCGAGGAATGGACCTCATTCTCTCCGATCTTTCCAGATTGGGGTATCATGCAGTCTGGGGGGTGTTGGGAGCTGGGGCACTCGGTGCTCAGCACAAACGTGATCGAATCTGGATACTTGCCTACTCCCACAAAGTTCGACGCTGTCATGTTGGGCAAGGGGCATCCAACAAGAACGGGAACAGAGACCACCTTAGCCCAAAACATGTGTGGGGATCTGAATCCGGTGTGGGTCGAGTGGCTAATGGATTGGCCGATGCAGTGGACAGACTTAAAGCCCTTGGAAATGGACAAGTTCCAATCGTGGCTGCAGTTGCATTTCAGATCTTGATGCAGTCAGTAGTGGAGGTGCTCGATGAAGTTCCAGAAACACAGTGAAACAAGTTTTGCTGCTGCTGTGTCTATTTTAGAGACTGCGGATACGTTGCGAGCCAAAGTATACAGATACCTAAGAGATAGCAAAGGAGGAGCCACAGACGAGTCGATTCAGTTAGCTTTGGAGATGAATCCATCTACTCAGCGACCTCGACGGGTAGAGTTGCTAGAAGGTAAGTTCATTCGAGACAGTGGACGAACAAGCAATACGATAAGTGGCCGCTCAGCTGTTGTGTGGGAAGTAGTACCTCTCCCTACTGGCCAAGGAGAAGAGAAGCCCGATAAACTAGCTACGTTTTTTTAAGGAGGGTCTAGTGACTAAACGAGTGAACAGAGCCGAGTTTTTGAGTGTGTTGGAATCAGTATCAGCCGGGTTGTCGCCACGGGAGACGCTCCCACAGTCGACGTGTTTGGTGTTCAAAGACGGGAAGGTGTGGACGTTCAATGATGAGATTGCCTGCTCCAGAGCCATAGATCTGGGGTTCTCAGGGGCAGTCAAAGCAAAGAGCTTTATGGATGTCCTGGCGAAAATTCCAGACGATGAAATCGATTTGGATTCATCTGATGGAGAAGTCTTGATTCGGGGCCACATGAAGAAAGGTGGGGTCCGGATGGAACAGGAGATCTTGCTGCCGATTGATGGGATTGATGTTCCGGAAGTGTGGAAGTCGCTACCTGAGGATTTTGGCGATGCGATCAATGTGGTCCATTCGTGTGCTTCGACCGATCAGGCTCAATTCGTTCTGACGTGTGTCCACCTTCATCCCGATTACGTGGAAGCTTGTGATGCCAGCCAGATCGCAAGGTATCCACTCGATACTGGAGTGGAAAAGTCGATTCTGGTGCGAGCCAAAAGCTTGAAACAGTTGATCAGTTACGACATGAAAGAAGTGTCTGAGACTGACAATTGGATTCATTTCAAGAATGCGGAAGGCTTGGTGATATCGTGCCGTCGATACCTTGAAGACTACCGGGATATGTCTGAGTTTCTGGAGACAGACGGGGCCGAGTCGGTGCAGTTGCCGGGTGGGTTGGAAGAGATGATGTCGAGAACCTCCGTGTTCTCTGTGGAGAATGCCGATGGGGATGCTGTACTGGTTGATCTGCAAAAAGATCTCATTGTGATCGGTGCGAACGGTTCCTCTGGTTGGTGGAAAGAAGCTCAGAAAGTGAATTTCACAGGCCAGCCGATTCGGTTCCTGGTCAGTCCAAAGCTGCTGTTGGAAGTCACCAAGAAATCTACTGAGTGCCGAGTTGGTGAAGGCAAGCTTTGTATAGATGCTGGCAAATTCCAGTACGTCACTTGCACAACAACGATGGAAGAAAAGGCGGTTGCCTAGATGCCTGGTTTCTTTGAGTTGTCCGAAGTGACATCCAAGAAGCCAGCCTCTTTGTTGCCTCAATGTGGGGCTTGCAAGTGGTACGAGTCTTGTGTGTCCCCAAAAATGCCAGTGTACGGTGAAGGCAAGCGTGGGATCTTGTTCATCGGCACATCTCCATCTGACAAAGACGATGAGTCCGGCGTTCCGTTTTCACCAAGAGGAGAAGCTGGTCGGCACTTACGACAGACTCTGGAGAGTTTCGGTGTCGATCTTCAGGAGGATTGCTGGTCGACGAATGCGATGATCTGCAAGAATCCCGCTAAACTTGATCCAGCCACTAATCAGCCAAAGCAGCCAATACAACCAAAAGAGTTGGAGTGGTGTCGGGCGAATCTCACAAAGACGATCAAAGACCTCAAACCTCGGGTGATCATTCCCATGGGGTTCCCAGCTGTGAAGCAGTTGCTGGTGCCTTTGTTCCGTGATGATGTGGGGCAGATGGCTACATGGGCTGGTTGGGAAATTCCCCTGCAGAAATTGAATACGTGGGTTTGTCCAATCGTGAGCCCCCAGAACGTCGTCTCAGCGGCTTCTGATAGAAACGGGAAGGTTGTGTCATTACTCTGGGAGAAGCAGCTGGAAACGGCTCTGATGCACACTAAGCGACCGTGGGATGTGTTTCCAGACTACGCTGAGAATGTTCGATTACTTTTGGATCCAGACGAAGCGGTTGCGTGGCTCGATCGTATAATCAGACAGGGAAAGCCAACGGCGTTCGATTGGGAAACCAATTGCCTCAAGCCGGATGCAGCAGGAGCGAAGTTGGTTTCAGCTGGGTTCCATTCAGCTGGTGAGACTGTGGCGTTTCTCGCAAGCGGCGAACGGATCAAGAATAAGTTGGCAGAGTTTTGTGCCTCAGATCTGCCGAAGATCGGAGCGAATAACAAATTCGAAGATCGGTGGGCTCGGAAGCATCTTGGCACTCCAGTGAAAAATTGGGTGTGGGATTGTATGCTGTCAGCTCACCACCTTGATAATCGATCAGGGATCACATCGGTTAAGTTCCAGGCGTTTGTTTTGCTTGGTTACGAGCCGTGGGATGCGGTGGTTGGGAAGTACCTTGAAGCTCCAGATGCTGTGAGTCTGAATCAAATCCACAAAGTCGATACCAAGTCACTCTTGACCTATAATGCACTTGATGCGGTGGTTGAGTTTACGATAGCCCTTAAACAGAAAGCTTTGATGCGATGGATGAATGTATAGACGATTTGAATTTGGTGGATTTGACGATCAAGATTGGTGAGTGGGGGAGTGATAGAAAGATCCTCCAGAACAGCACAGCACTGGCTCAGTCGAGAAAGACGATTGAAGAGGTGCATGAGATGATTGAAGCAGCCGCTCGATTAGAACAGTTCGAGAGTATGTATCGTGTGAATGGGGCGATGGTGTCCATTTCGGTACAGGATGAACTCAAGGAAGGACTAAAAGATGCGATCGGTGATGTGTTTGTGACGTTGGTCATGGCGGCTCATTGCAGTGATTTGTCGGTGACTGATTGTGTGGCTCAAGCTTACAACGAGATCAAAGGCCGCAAAGGTTATCTGCGGGAAGACGGGGTGTTCGTCAAAGAAGCCAGGAATGCTGATTGAATGATACCATCCACACCTGAAGCTTTTCGATTGATGATGGAAGGATCTTCTGCTTTCGCTGATGTCGAAGAGCGGGGGATGAAGATTGATCTTGGTTACCTTGAGAAAGCCATAAGCTGGACACAGGCCAAGATCTCTGTGCTGGATGAAGAGTTACGTGCTGATGAGTTCTATACGCTGTGGAGACGGCAGTATGGAGCGAGTGCTGACTTGGGAAAGCGGCAGCAGTTGGCTGATCTTCTGTACAATCACATGGGATTTGAGATCAAGAAGAAGTCGAAGAAGGGCAATGCGGGGACGGACGTGGAAGCGTTCGAGCACATTGATCTACCTTTCTTGGATAAATGGACAGACCACGAGAAGCTAAAGCGGCTGCTGGCGACAGATCTGCTCGGAGTTCAGAGAGAAACGGATGCAGATGGATACCTGCATCCGTTTTTTCATCAGCATCTGGCCAAGACCTATCGATCGAGTTCGTCTGATCCTAACTTTCAGAACAAGCCGAATCGAGACAAGCGGTTGGCCAAGATCATCAGGCGGGCGTTTGTCCCCAGGTCTCCACAGCATTACATCGCAGAGATCGACTATGGAGCTCTGGAGTTCAGAGGTGCTGCCTCTTTTTGGCGAGATCCAAAGATGATCGCCTATGCTTCGGACCCAGCTCTCGACATCCACAGAGACATGGCAGCGGAGTGCTACAAGCTCAGCACAGATCAAGTGGCAAAAGACGTGCGAAGTTTCGCCAAGAACAAATTTGTGTTCCCTGAGCTGTATGGCAGCTATTGGAAGAACATAGGAAAAGGTTTGTGGGAAGCGATCCATCAAGCATCGCTGAAGACAGTCGATGGAGTGTGTTTGTATGAGCATTTGGAATCTAAGGGAATAAGGGGACTTGAGTCGTTCCGTGAGCATATCAAGGCAGTCGAGGAGAAGTTTGCCACTCGATTCTCTCATTGGGATAAAGCCAAAGATGATTGGTGGGAATCTTATCTCAAAGCTGGTGAGTTTGCTCTGATGACGGGGTTCGTGTGCCGTGGAGCGTACTCCTACAATTTCCTCATGAACTCGCCAATCCAGGGCTCATCATTCCATCTGCTGCTGTGGTCACTGATCGAAACGAACAAGTGGATGGTGAAGAACAAGATGAAGTCTTGCGTGATCGGACAGGTGCATGATTCGATGATGCTGGACATTCATGAATCTGAGATTGACGACGTGTTGAATAAAGTTGTCAGTATAATGACCAAAGAAGTGCGGCAGCATTGGGATTGGGTCCTGACTCCATTGGAAGCAGAAGTTGAAGTGTCTGGTGAGAATTGGTTCACCAAAGTTCCGTGGGAGCGAATTGAAGGAAAGTGGCAAGCAGTTTAATTAACAAGTAACAGGAGCAGATTTGTGGGCGTTATAACAAAGAAAATGAGTGTTCAAGATTGGATCGAGTTGCCGGATAATCCACGGCAGAGAGATACAGTTTCACATGCCAAGAAGGCCAAAAAACGACATCTGGCAGAGTTGAGTGCTACACATGAGGTGGTGAGTGCTGCGATGGTCGGAGGTGAGCTTGTTTGTAAGTTGGATGGACATACCAGAGCTTTTCTGTGGGCTAGTGGTGAACTTAGGCGACCAAAAAAAGTCACGGTTCATTTCTACTCTTGTGCGGACATGGAAGAAGCGAAATCGTTGTATTCTCATTTTGATAATCAGTCCGCTGTAGAAGGAGCTAGGGATAAGATCACGGGGGCTTGTCGTGAGAATGGGATTGTGCTGAGTAGTCCAATGCTCAAGACGTATAAGTTCGCGGTGGCTTTGCAACAAGCCTCTGGTTTCAAAGGTAGGAAGAAAGGACAAGAATACAGATTGGTGAAGTTGTGGAAAGAAGAATTGTTGGAAGTGGATAGTTGGGGGCTACGTGATTTTCATACTGCCATCAAAGCACTTGCTTTGGTGCTTGTGGCGAACAAAAGAGAAAAGGTGAAAGAGTTCTTCACGTTGCTGGATGCTGGGGCCGGGACTAGAGAAAAAGCGGATGGGTATGATGGTGTGATGTTGTTGATGATGCATCTGGACGATTGCAAAGCAAGGGGGAGCACGAGCGGTTGGGATAACATTGCTGCTATGTTTGAAACGGCATACACTTGCTATGCTTTGTTTCTCAAAGGGAAGCGGCTGAAACGAAGAGTGTCCCGGCAGACTCCACGAAATGTGTTTTGTGTCGCTAAAAAAGATTTGGATGATATGACTTTGGCATGCCATGAGCAGAAAGAAAGTTTCGTATGAGTGATGAACTGTACAAGAAATATCGACCAAAGAAGCCATCGGAAGTGGTCGGTCAAGTTGAGGCGATGAAGGTAATCGGAGGGCTCCTCAAGAATAAAGCACTTCCACACGCTTTGCTGTTTTCTGGCTATTCCGGGTGTGGCAAAACTACGGTTGGCCGGATTCTGAGGGACTATGTGGGTTGTGTTGGTCTTGATTACCAAGAGATCAATGCATCCGAAACCAGGGGCATCGATACGATTCGCGACATTGGCCTGAGAATGAATCTTGCTCCTGCACAGGGAAAGTGTCGCATGTGGTTCATTGATGAAGCCCATGCCCTCACAGCGGACGCACAGAACGCATTTCTGAAGATGCTGGAGGATACGCCGAAGCATGTGTTGTTTATTCTGGGAACTACAGATCCTCAGAAGTTGAAGAAGACAGTTCGTACCAGATGCACTGAGATCGAGTTCAGTGCCATTGCAGAAGCCGATCTCTCGGGACTCGTTAAAAGTGTCGCGGAAAAAGAGAAGAAGCCTGTGGAGGATTCTGTGGCTCAGAAGATAGCATCAGTTGCTGAGGGCTCAGCTCGAAAAGCTTTGGTGTTGCTGCATGCTGTTATCAATATGGGAACAGCGAAAGAACAGATCGCTTCGGTAATAGCGAACGATCCGACAGCTGAGGCGTTTGAATTGGCCAAGCTGTTGATCTGGGGGAAGGGCACATGGAAGCAAGTGTCAGCGTTGCTGACCAAGATGGACAAAGCTGATCCTGAGAAGGTGCGGTATCTGGTTTTGGCTTGTTGCACAAAGTCATTGCTGGGAGCGGGCAATCACGATCGGGTGGCTTCGATCATGGATGAGTTCAGAGATAATTTTTATGACAGCAAACGGGCTGGGCTGGTGCTCGCTTGCTACAACTCAGTGAAAGGGTGATATGCCAACATTGAAGAAAGACATTGATCCGGATGACATGGTGAACGAATGGATCGAGCAGGAGGCTCAGCATCGAGCGTGGCAGAAGCATTTGGCTGATGTCCAAGATGCATTCGATCGAGCCAAAGCGGCTCTGGAGTTGACCCGCATCAAGTTGGATCTGAAGGTTCGAAAGCATCCAGATGATTTCAGCTTGAGCCCAAAGCCGTCGAATGATGCGGTGGCTTCTGCTGTGGGTTCTGATCCGAAGCACAAAGCAGCTGTTGATAATTTCCTCGATAAGAAGCAGAAGTTGGGGATGACCAAAGCGGCTGTGGAAAGTCTGTATTCTCGTGACAAAGCTCTACAAAAAATCACTGACCTCTACATTCACGAGTATTATGCAAGCAAGAGGAATGTGGACCATGATGACGATGGCGGGAGTGAAGAGCGGCGGGCGGTTCGTCGCAGAGCAAAGGAGAGAAGTGATGGCAGGAATTGAAGAAGTCCTGCTACTGATTGGTTACTGGTGCTGGTGGCTTTTGTTGATCATTGTGATCGTGCCTCTCAGTGTTTGGTACATCGTTCGGTTGGGAACATTTGCGTTTTATCAGTCCAAGGACAATTATTTCAAATCAAAGAAAGCTAAAGAAGATGGCGAGTAACAGAAGAAAACGAAATCGAGCATCAGCACGACGGGCAGCGGAAGCAGAGACTTCGGGGTTCACTTCCACTACGGTCCAGATTCCAAGTGGGCTGTCTTACTTCGAGATGAAGCCAGGAACGTACGATTTGGACATTGTTGAATACGAAGTGGGGAAAGGCAATGAGCGAGCAGATGAAGGTCAGTGGTACTACGAACGGACCTTCTTTGTTTACAAAAACATCGGGGTGAAAGAGCAATGGTTCTGTTCGCTTGCTGATACGTTCAATAAGAAAGACCCTATTGCTGAGTGGCGGAATCGAGAGGCTCGGAGTGGTAATGCCGATCCGGATATGATCAAAGCTTTGAAGCCGAAGAAGCGGCAGTTGTTTTTGGTGTATGATAGAGAGGACAAGAAGCTCAAATTGTGGGACGTTTCCACATCTCTGTTCGGTGAATTGCTGAATAAGCGAATCAAGAATTCAAGAGAATCTCAAGGGTGGGATCAATTCTTCAGTTCAGATGATGACGGGATGACGTTGCAAATTGTGATTGAGACAGCAAAAAGCGGAAGTTGGTCGGAAGCTGTGTCAATTGATTTCTTACCTCGGGAGACTCCGTTGCCGGAAGCGATAATCGAGCACGGTTATTGTTTGGATGATTGTTTGGTTGAGACCCCGTATGCTGAGCTGAAGCGAATCTTTGATGGAGAAGACGCCGAGCCAGAACAGGATGAAGGGGCGTTTGAGCCAGAGCCAGAACCAGAGAAAGAAGCTCCTCCGAAGAAAGAAGAGAAGCCGCGACATCTGCCGACTGCTGAAGATTTTGGCTTCAAGAAAGCCGATTCTGTCAGCTACAAAGGCGGCAAGTGTACGATCATGAAGATCAGTCCTGATGGCACTTCTTTGACCTTGGAAGATGATGCTACCGAAGAGTTGATTCGAGCGGTTGCTCCAGAAGAGTGCTCAACGTGGGAAGAAGTTGAGGAATCGAAGGAGCCTGAGGAATCGAAGGAAGAGCCTCAGTCGGAGAAGAAAGAAACAGCAGCATCCGCAGTCGATGAAGAATGGGGGTTTTGATCGATGACGGAACAAGAAATCGAAGACGAGTTGCTCAAGCCGAGAATTCAGAAGGCCGATCTGAAACGATCAGACTACCTAAGTTCAGGATCTACCCTTCTGAATCTCGCTTGCTCTGGCACTCCATATGGCACGTTTGTCAAAGGTGGATACCATTGGATGGTGGGGGACAGTGACACAGGGAAAACCTTTCTGATGCTCACAGCGTTTGCGGAAGCAGCGAATTGTTCTGATTGGGATGACTACGATCTGATTTTCGATGATGTGGAGAATGGGGCGTTGATGGATATGCCCCACTATTTCGGTCAGAAGATGGCTGATAGGATCCAGCCTCCGGCATACGATGAAGACGGTGAGCCTATCCACAGTGCCAGTATCGAAGATTTCTACTTCGGGCTGTCCGAACGTCTCGATCGAGTTGAGTCAGGCAAGGGAAGGCCTTTCCTTATGCTGCTGGACAGCATGGATGCTCTGTCGTCCAAGTATGAAAAGTCGAAGTTTGATGAGAAGAAAAAAGCTCATGAAACTGGCAAGAAGCCGAAGGGTGACTATGGCGACGGCAAAGCCAAAGTCAACAGTACCTACATCCGAACGGTTGTGAGTCGCCTCAGAAAGACAGGGTGCTGTCTGATTATACTGAGCCAGACCAGAGATAACATCGATGCTGGTATGTTTGAGAGCAAGAAGACGCATGCCGGTGGTCGGGCGTTGAAGTTCTACGCTACCTGGCAGCTGTGGTCTTCTTCTGGTGGTAAGATCACCAAGCAGTACAAAGGCAAAGATCGCCAGCTTGGGATTCATTCCAAAGTGTCAATCAAAAAGAACAGGTTGACAGGAAAAGAATGGGTGATCACAGTACCGATCTATCATGCCCATGGGTTGGATAACATCGAGTCTTGTATTGACTACCTCTGTGAAGAAAAGCATTGGAAGAAAGATGGAGCCAGGATCACAGCTCCAGAGTTCGATTTTGCGGGTAACAAAGATTCGTTGATCGTCCACATCGAGGAGAATGATTCAGAGCCGCGACTGGTCAAGATCGTTACCTCGGTCTGGAGGGGAATTGAGGAAGCCGTCAGGCCAAAAAGGAAAGCCAGATTTTCATGAAAGCCATAGGTCTGATCGATACGATGTATCTGTGCCATCGAGCCCGCTACTCTACGGGTTGTGCTGACATGGAGCACGATGGCATGAAAACCGGGGTGGCGTTTGGTGTGCTGCAAGAGCTGGCAGTGATCAAAGATCTGCTGGATCTGGATCAGTACATTTTTGCTTTCGATGGGGAGGGCAGCATACGCCGGAAGCTGGTGCCGACATACAAAGAAGCCAGACGGAATCGGGAGAAGAGTGAAGACGAGCTGGCCGAAGAGAAATCATTCTTTGAGCAAGTGGACTACCTCAGAAATACGATTTTGCCGGGGATGGGGTATCAAAACATCTTTTCTGCTGATGGCTACGAAGGGGATGATGTCATTGCTCGGATCGCCAGAGAAGAAGCTCCAGAGTCTTTGGTGTTCATCGTGTCCTCTGATCAGGATTTCTTCCAGTGTTTGACTGACAATGTGAGAATATACGTTCCAGCATCGGAAAAGAAGCCGTGGAAGGTGTGGACAGAAGAGAATTTTGCTCATGAGTTCAAGATCTGGCCTTCTCAGTGGGCTCTGGTGAAATCGATTGCTGGGTGCGTTTCTGACAGCGTGGTGGGAATCAAAGGTGTCGGAGAGAAAACAGCAATCAAGTGGCTGAATTCTGAAGTGAAGGAAGGCAGTGCAGCACATCAAAAGATGGTGACCGGGCTGGAAGCGGGGGTGATCGAGAAGAATGCCCCAATCGTTACTTTGCCTCTGCTGAATACACCATCGTTTGAGCTGGTTGAGGATTGTGTCACTGATGAAGCAGTGAAGAGCATGTGGTTCCAGCTGGGATTCAGCTCAGAACGGAAGTCTACTATTACCAGAGAGTCCGGCATGAGAAGGTTCTTTTGATGCGAATCCTGGCAATCGATCCAGCCACGAAAACTGGATGGGCTCATTCAGACGGCGACAGCGGCACTTGGGATCTATCGATAAAATCCGATGAATCTTCCGGTATGCGGTTGATGAGATTCAGAGCCAAGATCAGAGAGATCTATAATGGGCTTGGGTTTGATCTGATTGTGTATGAATCCCCTTCTGTGGCCAGCGGCAAGAAAGCCAACATGAAAGGTTTTCAGCTGATCTCAAAGCTCCAAGGTGTCATTGAAGTGTTTGTCGAATCAAGACCGGGGTTGGAAGCCAAAGGGTACAATCTTTCGACGATCAAGAAACATGCCGGGTGTCGAACCAAAGATGATATGGTGGCAGCGGCCAAGCTGAAATGGACAGATATCGAAATCGAGGACGATAATCAGGCAGACGCTTTGTGGCTTCTGGATTTGGCTCAATGGGATCTTGGGGTGGAGTAGTATGATTGAGTCGCTGTTCATCAAGAATTTCCAAACTCACGAGAAGATGCGAGTCGATTTTGATCGAGTCACGACGATTGTGGGGCCAAGTGATGTGGGAAAGTCGTCGATCATCAGATCTCTCGTCTGGGCTCTCACGAACGCTCCCAGCGGCACGGCTTTCATCCGGACGGGTGAGTCGTCATGTGCTGTGAAAGTGCTCGTAGACGGACACACAGTGATCCGTAGTAGGGGCAAATCGAACAATGAATACAAGATGGATGGGGCTGAGTTCAAAGCCTTCGGATCCAATGTGCCAGATAGCATTGCTGATGTGATCAATGTTCTGGATGTGAATCTACAGGGACAGTTCGATTCACCTTTTTGGCTGTCTCTGTCAGCTGGAGAAGTCAGTCGGCGTTTGAATGAAGTGGTGGATCTGTCGCTGATTGATAAGTGCTTGAGTCTGTCAAAGAGTCGGCATGCTGATCAGAAGAAGCGGCGGGACATTTACCATGAAGCCGCTGAGAAGTCTGAGGCGGCTGTAGAAGACTTGCTGTGGATAGACGACGCTTCTGTCGAGTTCGCTGATCTGGAGCGTTTACAGCATGACAGTGAAGCTCTGGAGCTGGATTATGACGATTTGGGGAAGATGCTGGTGGAGCTGGAGCATCGAGAAGAGCGGCTCTTTAAGAGTGCTGAGAAGATGGAGGATATCTGTGTTCTTGGTAGGTTGGCAGCGAAAGCGAATAAAGTACAGGATGACGCTGACACCCTACAAGCGGCGATAAGTGCTCACGGGAGTTTGAAGCTGGGGGTGGAAGCTCCAGAGTTTTTTGCGTTCGACTCAATTGGTTTTGATACGCTGGAAGCTGAGATTCGAGTGCTGGAGAGGATGATTGAAAAAGCTGAAAGATCGGCAAGAATAATCGGAAGGGCTCAAGACGATCTCACTACAATGAAGACAGAGCTGGTTGAGGTGACTGGCGGCAAATGTCCAATATGTGGAGGAGAGTTTGATGGAGAACACAGGCAAACAGATCACACGACGCAGTAGAATGCTGATTTCTGACTGGGTTCGTGACAATTTAGAACGAGTGAAGAAGCTTTCAGTCACAGAAGCCAAAGCTGCTGTGGCCAAAGAGCTGAGTATCATCGTGAATGTTCAGTTGCTGAGGTCGATTGCCGAAGAGCGAGAGATCAAGTTCGTCTCTCGCAAAGGCAAGGGCAACTTAGATCGTCCGAACACTCGGGCTGTGGGCAAGAAAGCGTTAGAAAGTGCCAATATACGAGATGTCATCTTAGCTAAGGTACTACGGCGTTTGTGTCGGTCGATTCATTCCATGTTTGATGATGATTTCGAGCTGACACCGGAAGAAGAGGCGTCCCTCACGATGATCATTGCCAGGAAGACGCCGGGGGTTGGGTGTTGTGGCAAGAAAGCAGATGATGGCAATGGCAAGGTCTCTGTCAATGGGGTGCAGAATAGGTTCTTTTCATGACTAAAACGCTGGCAATCGTATGCTCTGACCTGCACCTGTGGCAAACAGCTCCCAGGTGCCGGGCAGAGAAAGATACTTGGTTCGATGTGATGCAGGATCACCTGGGCGAAGTGGCTATTTTGTCTGGGAGCCTCATGGAAGGTCCTTGTCCGGTGATCGTCGCTGGTGACATTTTCGATCGCTGGTATCCAACTCCAGAGATGGTCAATTTTGCTATTGACTCTTTCCGTCTCATGAAAGAAGTGTATGCCATACCAGGACAGCACGATCTGCCGAATCATCGAATTGATGAGATGTATAGGTCGGCATACGGCACCTTGGCGAAGTCCGGAGCGATCGTAGATCTGAAAAAGCCGACATTGATCGGTGGTGTCGATGGGTTCGCTGTTTATCCGTTCCCGTGGGGCAAAAAGATCACCCCTCCTGTTCATAACCATGACGGGCTACTCAAGGTCGCTGTGGTACATGCTTACGCCTGGCAAGAAGGGTACTCATATCCATCGGCCCCAGAGAATCAAGAGGTCAGCAGCCATCTGGAGAAGCTCCAGGGGTACGATACAGTGATCTTCGGTGATAATCACAAAGGGTTTGATTCTGTAGGCTCTCCATTCGTGTTTAACTGCGGGGGGTTCATGAGACGGAAGTCTGATGAGAAGGACTATCGACCTCGGGTTGGGTTGCTGCAGAGTGATGGGACAGTCGAGACTCACTATCTGTCAGCAGCGGATGGAGACAAGTTTGTTGAGGATGCGATCGAGTTCGAGCCTGATGTGGGAGATTTTGCTGAGTATTTCGCTGCTCTGTCGGAAACAGATAACAGCCTGATTGATTTTGAGACTACCTTGAGAAGAGCGGCCAAAGAAGAAGCCGTACGTTCTGAAGTGGAAGACGAAGTGATGTTGGTGATTGACGAGTGCAGTAAATAAGGGAGGCGTTTGATGAACACGGTAGACATATATAATCGGCTGAGAAAGAAAGTCGATGAGCTGAAAATCGAGATAGCCAAAGATGAAGGCCGGGCTCAAGAGATCACTGAGCGAATGAAAAAGGAGTTTGGCTGTGCTTCTATCGATGATGCCAAAGATCTGCTGTCTAAGAAGAAGGCTGAGTCTGAAGCGATCAAAGATGATCTGGCAACGAAAATGGAAGCTTTCAGTGACAAGTGGGATGAGCGGCTGTCATGAATCACGAAATGACCAGATACAAAGAACGGATAAACGCTCTCAAGCTGGAGCTTCACACAGCCCAGCAAAGGGTAAAGTCCGATCGATTGGATGCTGAGAACGCGGCTCGGGGGTTGGTGGTACGAGAAGAATCACATCACCTCATATCAGAGTCAGCTCTTGTGGTCCAGCAGACGGTACACAAGCAGGTTTCGGTGCTGGTCACTCGGTGCCTTGCTGCGGTGTTCGATGATCCGTATGCATTTGAAATCAAGTTCGAGCGAAAGCGAAATTCGACCGAAGCCAAGATCGTATTCAAGCGGGGCGATTCTGAAATACATCCAATGTCAGCAAGTGGCGGGGGAGCGATTGATGTCGCTACGTTCGCTCTGCGGCTCGCCTGTCTACTTCTACGGAATCCAAATCCCAGGCGACTGCTAATACTCGACGAGCCTTTCAGGTTCCTCAGTGTACAGTACAGAGCCAGAGTGAAGCAGCTGATTGAAGCACTGAGTGAAGAGTTCGATTGCCAGTTCATCATGGTCACTCATATTGATGAGTTACGGATTGGCAAAGTTATAGATCTGGGGACAGGAGGTTGCTGAGATGTTAGTGCTGTCACGTAGAAAAGATGAAGCGATCACGATCGGTGATGATGTTGAAATTATGGTGATTAGCATCAAAGGGAACACGGTACGCTTGGGAATCAAAGCTCCACGAGAGATTCCAGTCCATCGGAAAGAGTATCTGGAAGAGATGCAGGAGGAAGGCTGATGGCACCTGACACACAAAAAGCATCTGAATACACAGATGCTCAGCACGTTGAAAATCTTACGGTGGAACAGGCAAGGGACTATTTGTCGACAGGGACAGCTGCGATAGCCAAGAATGGAAACAGAAAGAATTGAACAAAGCAACAGAGTAATAGTCTTTCGCGTTGACGAAAATGTCCCTAATTCGTTACATTAGAAATTGCACAAAGGGTTATTTTCTATATGTGAAGAAAAGAGTGGGGGTGCCGTATGATGGATAAAGACGAGATGGTACTGGAGCGAGTCCATAAAGAAGAACGGCAAAGACGTATAGAGCTGATGCTGCTGAGAGGCGTCACATCCATGAAGGATATGACAGCGGCGTTTGGTGTGGACCGTAGTACAATCATTATCGATATCAATGAGATCAAACGAGACTGGGCAGCAGATCGACAGGAAGCCTTTAGCGAAATTCGCGATGTCAGAGAGAAGCAGCTGGAGCACATTTACTTTCTGAGTCTCCAAGCCTTTGAGCGATCGAGGATCGGAGAAACGGTTACCGATCGACAAAAGAAAGTCTGTACCTGGTGTAATGGAGAAGGCCGGGAAGAGCACACGCCAAATCACTGGATCGAATGCACTCAATGCTCAGGTGAAGGCCAAATCGAGTTTGAGAGTAAATCCAATCAAGATCTGCCGGGCGATGCGATCTTTTTGCGGTTGGCTAAAGACATGGTGGTCGAGATGATGAAGGTCGATGGGATATATCCTCAGACGATCAGTGGCAAAAAGACCATGGTCACATCCCAGCGGATTGGTGGAGATATTCAAGTGGCTGTCGAGGAGTTATATCTGGAGGCAGATCCAGAGGTCTTGATGCGAGCCATGCGAGTGATGGATGAGCTGGATCCGGCAAAAGTAAAGACGCCGACAAAGATCATCGAGCACAAAGATCCTGAAGGAAAGAAGCGATGAAAAGAAGAGCACTGCTGCAATCGTTCGTAGGACTGTTTACAGCCTTGAAAGTGATGCCCACGACTACGGCAGATCCACCGTGTGTTGTGAAGTCGCCGGGAAAGACGGCTATCACGTTTGATCGGAACGGGGACGCTACGTTCTCAGGGGATGTGTCTTTCGGTGAGTGCGACATCATAGGCCAGTGTGAGATCAGGATCTCGGAATGAACCCCGCCGACATTAAGAAGCAAGAGGTGAAGCTCACCAAGAAGCAATTCGCGGCAGAGCTTACCGACAAAAAAGCGGAAATCATCAAAGGCTATGTGAAGGTAGCAAAAGATGATTTCTATTATTTTGTCCGGGGCTTGGTGATCGATGGGCAATCAGGCCCCAAGATTCTCGATTCGGTTATCTGTGATTTCCAGAAACTCGTATTCACAGAAATTGCCTCATCATTGGAGGCAATTCGAAACGGGACGATGCCAACTGTCCGTCGAGTCTGGATAGAGCGGACCAAGAAAGCATCAAAAGACGCAGACCTGGCTACGATCGTCGCATGGCTCACAGCTTTCCCCGCAAGGCCTTTCTATGGACAGATAGGGGCGGCAGACCGGGATCAAGCCGGGATTATTAAAGACCGTTTATCAGCTCTGATGTTCCACAATCCATGGCTGAGGAAATACATTAAAATAGTGGGGTATGAGATTCGGTCGACGGTAGAGGCAG